GCCTTGGCCTGGCTCCTTGGTAATCGCAAGCAAGGATGGAGCGTTCAAGATCCCAAGCGGTTTGCCAACCCCATCGCCGTTGAACAGAGCATCGCCGATCATGAAGTTGAATTCGTCCGATGCCTTGTTTGTGACGTATTGTTCGAGTGCCTGGCCGCTGTCCGCGATCAACTCGTCCGTCAAGTAGACCACAACGGCTAATTTCTGAAGCTTCAACTGAATTTCGCGGATCGTTGGCTTGCTGGCGGTGATGGTATTGCCTTCACCCGTCCAGTAACCACGCAATCCCCCATGTCGCGAACCGTTCACGCGACTGGTTTCGGCGTTCGCAAGGAACGTCATGTTATTCCCTGCGACCGTGTAATTGTCAGTTGCCGAAAATAGGTCGTTTCCGTAAATGCGACTGAAGATTTTGGTGTTGAATTCCGGCATAACCGAAAAACCACCGTCAGCCCCAATGGCTTCAGACATCCCTTGAACAGCCTTGTAGTGGCTGACCATTCGGTCTTTGAATCCGGTTGTTTGGTGGCCTTCAAATCCGCTGCGAACAAAATCACCCAGCGACTTAAACTCGCCCCATGGTTTGTAGCCTTGCTTCAACAGAGACTTCATCGCGAATTTCGGGCGTTTGGCAACATGCCCTTGTCCTTGATATCCGGAAACGATCGTCACCGATTCGTCGGTATCTTCCCACTCGCCGGTCGTTCGCCCTTCGTCGTCACGTCGAACTCCGCTGAAGTTCGGGGTTGATTGCAACGACTTCAATTGAGATTTCAATTGTTCGTTTTCGGCCTTGGTTGCATCAACCATTTTTACAACTTCGTCAATCGTCGGCATGTTTTACCTTTCCGTAAAACGTGGCTATGGATTTGGCCAATCGGCCACGGTTACTTTTTGAGTTTGGCTAACAATTCGTCCAGTTTTGCTTGTTCAATCGCCTGAGTGTCAACAACGGGCGTTGACGTGGATTTGGCAGCATGGGCAGCAGCAGACATGGACTTGGCGGAAGATGCCCATCGCGTGGTTGTCGTTTCCATTTCCATCAACAGTACCCGCTGACTTGGGGTTAGATTTCGCTGAGATCGCAGGGACTTTAGAGTAACCGCAAACCCTTTCAAGGTGTTTTCGTGAACACCTTTGGCGAGCCAAGCTTTCATTTCCGAGGAAGAATCTTCCTCGTCTCCGCCGTCTTCGTCTTTCATGGCACAGTTGGAGTAGTGCTCCGAATGAGCACCCTTCAATCCGGTCATAACGTCTTTGACACAGTCCAACGCCCCTCGCATGGCCGATGTCGCACCTGGATGCTCCATCGCCCCCATGCCAGATTCGGCCTTTTTGTTGGCTTCACAAAGAGCTTTGTGATACCCGCTGATCATCCCGGACCCAAACGGAACTTGCTTTCCCGATTCTTCGCCTTCGTCGGCTGGAGTCTCAGCATCATCTCGATCTTCGTCGTCGTCATTCTCTTTCATTTGCGTCTCCGGAGTTAAACCAATTCCCGTCACCTTTCGCGGAGGCATTACCGCTGAGAGGCTCTTCCAAATGCTTTGCACGATCGGCTTTCCGCCTAATCGATTGCGATTCAGCGTTTTTCCAACCGCATCAGGGTTGACGCCAATTGCACACCACGACCATTCTTCCAGTTGCCATTCACTGACAACCTGAACGGCTCGACCGTCTTTGTATTGAGTCTTGAATTTGACGGGAGTTTCGCGAACCGAGGTCGCTCGAACGATTCCTTCGTCAATCAGTTCAAAAATCTGCGAAGCTTCAAGGGACTTTTGCGAAAACCAGCAAGTTGCGTAAATGTCTTCGCCAATTTCAATTGCCAGTTTTCCGTTAGGACTGCGACTGGTTCCAATCGGAAGAACAATCCCCTCTAACCCATGCCCCCATAGCACGACCGGGTTCTTCGCGTAAAACTTCAGGTCGCATCCTGCGGGAAGCAGTATGTCTCCAACCCGATCGACTGATGAAGTCGAAATGATGGCGCGTGCGGACATTGCCTTACGATCAACATACGGTTGTCCGTTTTCCACAGTACGTATTTCAGGCCCTTTCGCGAATTTTACGCGAGTTCTGGCGGGACTGTAGTCGTATTGATTTACCATGATTCCGATTACAGCAATTCAATCAATTGCTGTCAACGGCAAAAATCATTTTGACGCAAAAATCTGTGTTCAATGTGATTATTGGCCATGAAAACGAAAAAACCCCGTCCAGTTACGGACGGGGTTTTGGTTTGAAGTTCCTGACCCTGCAATCAAAATGGCATCTCATCGCCGCTATCCGGCTCCGGCGTAGGAGGTTGAGCAGACTGCCGTTCTTCCCTTGGCCCCTCGTCACGCTTGCCGCCCATAAGCACGAGGTTTTCCCCGACCACGCGAAGCTTGGATCGCTTGTGTCCGGTTTCCCTGTCTTCCCATGAATCAAGTTGCAGACGGCCTTCAATCATGACGGGGCGACCCTTGGCGAGGTATTGACCGGCAACTTCGGCTTGCTTTCCGAATAGGGTTACGTCAACAAATGTTGTCTCTTCTTTTTGCTGGTTGGTTGTTTTGTCGAACCATTTTCGGCCAATAGCCATGCCAAGTTCGGCAATGGCTGTTCCTCCGGTTGTGTATTTAATTTGCGGATCTCGGGTCAACTTTCCGATCAAGATCACTTTGTTAAACGATGCCATGTTGTCCTTTCAGGCTCGGTGTATTTTCATCACTGGTGGATGGTTGTTGTTGAGGAAATCGGCCAAGGAATTGAGAATTGAAAGAGGCTCATCAAACTGGTCCCACCCGGTGGCAAAGCATCCTTGGGATTTCCATTCCCAGTGATCTTCCATGGGTTGATACGTGAATGTTACGGATGGTTCGTCTTCGGCCTTGAAACGAATTTTGTTGGTTGACACTTCAACTCGCCTGGTCCCATCGGTAAGCGGATCAATTTCTTGCAGCCAGTATTTTCGCCCATCCAATTCAAACCCGTAGATCGGGTCTTGCACAATTACGTGGTACGCTGACATGATGTTTCCTTTCGGTGATTGATGATAGTTTTTCGAACCGCCGTAATTGTCTGTTGAATCCTCCGCACTTGGAAGTACTCCAGCAGTTCCTCGGCTTCTTTTTCAGACAGTTTGCTTTTACGCCGGGATCGCGTTTGAATGCTTTGAATCTTCTGCCAGAATTCGTCTTCAGTGTTGATCATCAACAATCCCCCAGTTCCCGTTGACGTTCTGCGTCCTGCTCAATGCTGTCTTGCCGGTCCTTCTCTCGTCGATCGGCCTCGGCCTGTTCTGCGTCTCGAAGTTCCTCGCCAGTGAGTTCCTCCATGAAGTAATATCGATTGACCAACTTGGCTTTGTACAGACCGACAATGAACTCCCCTGGAACAAAGTCATCGGATTCCCCCTCGTAGTCTTCGAGGATCGGGGCAACGATCTCTTCGGCTGTCTTGCCACGGATCACGTCCCGCAGGTGTTCCACTTGATCGTCACGGTATCGCACGAGTGCCCGATACGATTTGGCGTCACGCTCGAAGGACTTCAGTTTCTCGACCTCGGCTTCGAGGATCTTGATTCGTCCTTGTGCGTCCCCAAGTTGTTGGTTGAGTTGGTCCCGGTCTGCTCCAAGATACACTTCCCTCAGTTCGTTCATGCCCCACCCCCTTCAGTTGTTGATTCAATTTAGATGTGCGAGCAATTTCGCAAATGCGTCATCTCTCTGCGGCTCCCTCGCATCTCCGCAGTTCATTCGGGAGTTACCCGACAACCTTCGTGATTTCTTGTAACGCATGTAAGTCATCATGTTCTTTCATGCCTCGTAAGTTGGTCGAACAACAATGCCATGCTGATTTCTGGATCTTCCACGCTTGTCATTCTCGGAGGAGTGATTACAAGATCGTTCGCACGAGTCGCGGCGTACTCGTTTAGCCAGTTAAAATTCCTGTCAACGTCATCTGCCGCATTGATGCGATGAGCCACGGACTCCTTGTACAGTTCAAGGTATGACGTTTCGCGTTCCGTCATGTTAAACAAACTAATGGCTCGTTGATTGTCCTTAATCATCGAAGCACCCATCCAATGATGCTCCTCAGACAACAATATGACCCCGACCATTACGCATTCCATTGAAATGCGATTTGGGCAATAGTGAATGATGCAGTAGTAACCTCGTGATGCCATGTTACACCGCCCTTGCCAATGGCATCACCACGTATTTGTAGTTGTCGCCAAACGTCATGAGGGAACTGTTGTCAGCATCAGTCACCCCAAACGTAATCATGTCAGTTGGATCAATTACCTTCAGGAAGTCGGCAATGTATCGAGGGTCAAACGTGATTGAGATTGGAGCACCATCGTAAGCAATCGGAACTTCAATCTTGGACTTACCGATGTCGGTTGCCTGGCTGTTCAGTTTGAGCCATCCAGCCGAAAACTCGAAATCAACACCACGGCTCTCTTCGTTAGTCACAATCATTGCTTGCCGGATCGCGGAGAACAGCGGTCCGACCAACATATCAATCTTTACCGCAAGGTTATTGGGTACAACTTTGCGGTAATTTGGAAACCGACCTTGAACCAATTGGGTGATGATCGTAATGCCACCAAACCGAAACATCGCATCGTTTGGCCGAATAACAATTTCCGCATCACCAGTGACATTGACCAGTGAGCGAAACAAAACCTGCATCGCCTTGTGCGGGATCACCGCTTCCGTTGGCGTGTCACTGATCTCATGTCCGAGTGACGCAACAGCCAATCGGAGAGAGTCTGTTGAGGCAAGGACTGTCGCCCCAAGCTCAACCCCAAGTTGAATTCCGGCCAGTGCGTACCGCGTACTGTCGTCGTCCGTGGCGAAGAGTGTTCGCTGAATCATCGTGCGAAGAGCATCGGCGGCAATCGAATGCGGATTCTCGCGTTCCCACGCGGACACGTCGGGAAACTCTGACGGATCTTCGGATTGCAACGTGAAAACGCTCTGGCCACATTTAATCTTTACGGACCGCCCATTGAACTCCAGGGTGATGGTTTCCCCTTTCATTTCCTTGAGGATGGCCAACACTTTCAGTGATGGAAGCAACGCAACGCCAACTGAATCACATGACCCTACAACGTCGCACCGCATTCCAATCTCGCCATCGGACGCGATCAGGGTGATATTTCCCCCTCCGGTCGTAACCACCTTGACGTTCTTCAGCACTTCTCTTGTTGTTCGGCTTGGTGCAACTCCAGCAACCAAACCAAACGCATCGGTCAACGCCACTCTGTCAAAACTTAACTTCATTCAATTCCCCTTGTTTGTGAATCGCTTCCCCGTTGGCAAGGATATACGTTTGATCAATGTCTAACAATCCAAAACTTGGCTGTTTTTGCGAAAAATTCGCTCTTGCTCTTCAGTGTCTTGCTGAATTCGCTTTGCTTTTCTCAGCACGTTAGCAATCATCGGCTCTTCCAACTCCGTAACGGGAATATGAACATTCAATTCCCGTTCAGATCCGATGCGATTTGACCTCTTGATGCACTGCCAGTATTCCTCATAGGAATCCTGAAGTCCGCTAAACACATGCCGCGTTGCAATCTGCAAGTTCAATCCATATCCAAGGATCTTGGCCTTGCTGATAAGTTGCTTCACTTTCCCTTGCTTGAACTCCTCAATCATCCGAACTCGATCTTCGTGCGGAGTTGCGCCATCAATTGATGCAGCGTCTGGAAATTCTCGCTCCATCAATGATTGCTCGTCGTTAAATCGACACCAAATAATCGTCGACTCTTCCGGCCACGACTCAACCAAGTTGCGAATGTAATCCGGCTTGTTTGTTGCAATGCCGCCTTTCCCTTTTGCGATTTGAGATAACTTTGATCTCATGCCAATGCCTCCGACATTGTTGGCAAACAAGTCCCCCGTGGCATCCTGCGCAAGCTTTCTCTGCTGGTCCGTCAATTCAATTTGGTGAATATGAACCACGATTGGCGGAATCGTTCCGCAGTTATCTTTCCATCCATATGTGGCAGGATTCGTAAGAAACATACACCAGTGAGACAGGTCTCGATAAAATGGCTCAATGGCATGTTTTTTCAGTTCCCATCGATTGTCGGTTTGGCCCCGATTGATGAAATACCTCGCCAAGAATTCGTTGATTGTTTTTGTATGGTCAAGAAACACAGAGTGGTTGGCATATTCAATCCGATCGTTCGGCGCAGGAGTGCCAGTAAAACACGCTTTCCATTCCAGCCCCTTGCCCAATTCAATTAACCCAGTTCCCCACGCCCCATAATGGCTTTTGAGCATTGATGATTCGTCAATCAGCAGCGAACCCAGGTTTCCTTGTGTTAATCCGTCTCGAATGGCCTCGAAATTTGTAATCCCGATTCCATCGGACGACGGATTGTTCAACCATTGCTGAAGATCCGCCGCTTTAATGGCGGAGATCTTCATGTTGGGGTAAAAGTTCCTCGCCTCTTCAATCGTTTGCTCAATAACCATTAGCGGGCAGACAATCAAGGTTTTCTTCCCCACTCTTACGCAATGGCTTGCAAACTCCAGTTCGATCAACGTCTTCCCAAGTCCGCAATCTGCAAACACTGCAAACTTTCTCTTTCTGATCGCCATCTTGGAAATATCCGATTGGTAATCAAACAGAAAGTCCGATGGTCTGTAATCCACGTCTTCGGAAATGATCGCATCGCCCGTTAATAGGTGCGCGTACTCATCTGGAACGTCCGCCATTTTTCCAATCCACCTGTAATTCGGTATGGCTTTCAGTCGAATGAATTGCCGGTAACTTTCTGGCGACTTCGGATCGAATAGCATTCTCATTGATCTTCCCCCGTTTCATCAAACTCGTCGCCGAACAGCACGCTTTGCTTGTCGGCGTTCATCTTTCGTTGCATTGCCGAAATGTTGTTGCGAGCAGCGGCAATGTATTCGTTTTTTAATTCGCATCCATAAAACCTACGCCCCAGCTTGATCGACATGTATCCTTCAGATCCAATCCCTGTGAATGGCGAGAACACCAATTCTCCAGGGTTGGAGTACAACCGAATGCAACGATCAATCACGTCGAGCTGTAGCGGGCAAATGTGTTTCGTATCGTCCTCACCTTTGCCTGCTTTGACGTTTAAGGTATTCGTTTCTCGGATATCCATCCATGCCGCTTCAGCCCAGTCGATCCACTGATTTCGGCTAACCTGATTGTGGCCTACAACTGGAACTGCATTTTCCCCAGGTGCGCGAAACTTGATGATGTAATCGGCAATCGTCCCGCGTTGCTTGGCTCGATCCGATTCCAATCCAGCAAACTGCAATTCCCGCGATCTTGTGCGAATCGCTTGAGCCTGCGGATTCTTGCGAATACACCAATCATATTCATAGATCAGGCCCGCACGCTCTCCGATCTTGATGTTGATTCCCCTGAAGTCACAAAGCCCAACTTCACCGGATCGCTTCATTCTCGGAATCTGGCAAACGTGAACACACGCTACGCGGCCCGGCTTCAGCACCCTTGCCAGCCCGTTGTAGAAAAATGATAGATGAACCTTGGCTTCCCCTGCCATCGTGTCTGTGTTGCCAATGTCCGATGGCGAACTTGTGTATGCGTACAGCGAATGAAAAGGCGGAGAAAACACCGACATGTCAACCGACTTCGGCTCCATCTCTTCCATCATGTGCGGGATGCAGTCCCCGTGGTAAATTTCCCATTCCTGATTGCTGTTCATGAATTCCCCTGTCATGTAATTCCCCTTGTTAAAAACTCGATTCAAACTTCCATCATTGAAAAAATCCTGGCCAAGATGCTGTCGATCGCATCTTGAAGTTGCGTATGTCCATACCCGTTCTTTCGGCCCCATGCGATCAGTTCGGCTTTAAACCTTTTGACCGCTCGTTCGTACTGACAATCTGACCACAGTGCAGATCCAGCACGCTCTCGGATTTTTGAAAACGCCGCGAATCCCAGGACGCAAAGCCGTGCTTCATCAAGATGTACTTGCCAGTCGCTCCGCAATCGCTGTTCAGCCTTTGGCCCAAGCCAACCTAATCGCGACCCGTCATCAAACATGACCACTGCCATCATGTACAGGTCAACGCCCCATGCAGTGTAATAC